TCCCTGGGAACTCGCCCGATTGTTCTCATACAGTCGTCCTTTTTAGCAGGAATGGCTATCCTCTGTCTGATAAGGTCTCTTGCCTCCTCATCGGGAATATCAAGAATTGAATCCTTCCAGTAAGAGTTCCATTCCGTCCTTAGTCTGACGTACATTTTTCCTTCTCTTCGTAGGCTTTTGCCGTCTTCCTTTCTATTAAATCCTGGCATTGCCTATCTGACAGATTCTCCAGAATAGTCCTCCTGGGAAATCCCATCCATTTACGCAAAAGTTTAATTTTCAACTTTTACTCCTTACGCAGGCATTGAAGAACCCTGATACCACCTTGCGGCTCCTCTCACCAATACCGCACTCACAACGCTAGTATCATTAGTTGTAATACTAACTCCTACGAAATACTCATCCTCATCGTTAGCAATCAGGTCGTTCACATCGAATTCGATAGTCCCGACCTCTTCAGTATCTCCAGTCTCCCCTGTCAAGGTGGCAGTCTTTCCAGATACATCACCCACGCTGGTTCCAGCGGCATCCTCAGCAGACCGCAACTGAGCGATAGCGGTTTTGGTATCTACCAAATGAGCGGTAATGACTATCAAGCCCTTGCGGTATTTCGCCATCGAGCGATACATATCAGCATTAGTATTTACAGCCGTGGTGTTGCAATCCTGAGGAGTCACTAGATTATCGACCCTCAACTCTTGGTCTAAATTTTGCATCTTACTTCACCATCCTCTTATTTTTATTTGCCTATTCAATTCCCGTCACGCCGCCAGGTCAATTTTTCCTATCGAGTCTCCAAATCCTGACGGCAGCTATCCTGATTCTTTTTATCAACTTCTTACATCCAACGATATAAACGGACTCAAAGTGTCCGATGAATATCTGGGGGTCAGATAAGTCGGCCACCAAGGCTGCCCGTCTATCCGATACACAAATCTGAACGCAGTTTGGTCTGAGAGAAAATACAGGTGGATACTGGTATCGAATTTCAGACCCGCACCCGCTCCTGTTTTCTGTCCAACTAGATACTGGCTCCAATCTGCCAAGTAAATATCACCCTTTGTTCCCAAAGTCTGGCAGTGCTCAGTCCAGACTATAGGAAGCCCCATAAGAGTATTATAAGGCTTGCCCGAAGCCGCTCCTGCTGGCAGATATACTGGCACTCCGCCTGTCCCTACTGGATAGGCCATAACCGCTAACTGCTTGAACACATCGTGGTTAGCAAACCAGATACCCTGCCCTTTGCGCCATAGTCTGGCGTACATCTTGACTATATTCTCAAAGAGAATAGTCGTCGCATCCTGTCCAGTCTCTATAGCTACGCTGACAAGACAAGGGGCATTCAGAATACCCATTGGTTTCCCAGCCCCATCACCATTCAAGAATACATTATCAAGCGTGAATGAGAGTCCATCAGTGAAAGCGTCCCTCAAGAGGGGCTCCATTGATACCCAGGAATCCTCCAAAATCTCATCACTGGCCTTGATATAGGCTGCACATTTCTTGAGCCTGAGCTCTATTTTACCAAACTTAACATCCTTCTGGCTCTTAGTAGCTGCCTCATCCAGCCATTCAAATTCTACTCCACCGTGGATTACTCCGCCTGAGCGGTCGAATCCCGAGAGGTATGGGAACTGGATTGCGTTAGTAGCCATAGGGACTTTCACGCATCTGTTCATTATCTCGGATTTTTCCACTGCTACCTTGAGCAATTCCCTGCGGTATTCAGTAGGAACTAAATATCCACCATACTCTGATTCGCCCTCGGATAGGTCGGTGGCCTTAAGCTCGGCATTAGGAACAAGTCTTTTGTCAACAACCCTCTCGTGTGTCTTACCTGCTATAGCTACTTTATGAGCGAACTCTGCAAGACAACTCCAGGACTTGCTGTCTGCCTCTGCCTGCTCTTTCTTCTCCTCAGCAGTAGGGATTTTAGCATCTGGTGCTGGCTTCCCTAGCTCAGCAAGCTGTTCCTTTATATCATCCTTAAATTTTTCTAAATCAGCTTTTCTCTTTTTATCCTGTTCAGTTACAAGAACATCAGTAGCAGTTTTCATCGTATCTTCTAAGAAAACTTTGAATTCTTTTTCATCCATCGAATATCACTTCCCATTTTTATTTTTGTATTCTCCTTCATATCTCCGATTGCCTGATAGTTCTCGCTATCTCCAGCACCTGATATGTCTTGGAAAATTCTATATCTTATAATCATTGTTAAACTTTCCCTCTAGCTTTATCTATCATTTCCTGAGCCACTTTTCTATAGTCGATATACTCAGGCTTTATTTTCGCAAATTCCTCAGTTATAGACTGCTTGACTATTCCTGTTAATTCATCGAAATCTATATCTTTATTTTTTTTTTCAGATTTTTCTTTTATAAAACTCAAATCTACTTGCTCCTCTTTGGGAGGCTCTGGTGGCTCGGCAGTTTCGGCAGAATCCAGAACATTCTGAATCAGCTTTTGAGCATCAGATAAATCTGCCTTATTCTTTTTGTTTAACACTGCCCCTGCCTTTAGCTCAATTTCAGCCAATTTTTCTTTTGATTCTTTATTTTCCTTAATGATTTCATATATCTCATCAAGGCTAAAACTTTTATTCTGCTCCTCTTTGGGAAATAATTCTTTTGGCTTTTCCGTTTTGGGTTCTTTTGAACTGTCGAGATACGAATCTATGAAATCTGTTACATTGGCTATATCTTCCTCAGGTAAATCCATAACAAACGCTTCAACTGCTGCATCAACTGATTTACCGTGTTCCTTCACCCAAGCCTGAGCTTTCTTCATTGTCCAGTTATAGGGAGCTTTCTTGCTAAATATGTAAGTCCGAATCTTTTTTATCTTACCGCAGTAGAGAGCTGTTATTCCTTCCTTTGCGGATATGGTTATAGTAGCTGTTACCTTGCAGTCCCTCACGGGGATGCGGATAAAGTCGTCGGTCTCCTCTGGCTTAGTAATGAGTTTATTGTGAAATTCTTCTGCTTCCTTAGACTCTATAGATACTCCTTCTACACCATAATCATCTTCTTCAGTTTGACTTTCCTGTCCCGGGCCAGGCCTGGAGCTACGTCTCATAGTCCCGCCACACTTCTCGCATTTGTAAGTATTACAGTGCTTGTCTGACGTGTGCTTCCAGCCGCATTTTATACAGGTGCATTCATACGTAGCTTTTTCTATCTCTACAATAAAATCTTCTATGTCCTTCTTGAGTTTGTCGTCTTTTATCAAACCTTTTCCAACCATTTCAGTTAGGGCTTGTCTATTTGAACCAATCATTACCCCTGAATATTCTAGCAGTTCCCATTTAGTATATTTACGCTTAGGTCTAGTGTCAGCTTCTCCTTCTTTTGGTTCGCCTTTTTCCTTAATATCCTCCCATTTGAGGGGAATAAATCCAATACTCCAACCGTTCAAAGCAGGGCCAGTTCCAGCAATATCATCAGTATACATGTGATAAAGTTCCTCATTGATAGCAGGACGTTTAAGAAATATCGTCTTTGCTAAAAGACCTTTCTTTCCATTTTTCTTGGCCTTCTTAATCCACATATTTTTGCCCATAGGAAGTCCTCTGTAATCATGGCCATACGGCACAACCCTATTGTAATATTCCAGGATAGCTCCGTCAGGGTCTATAATCTCATTGTCCCTATCAACATCTTCCGTATTGATAAAACTAATCACTGCTCTTTCATTCTTATCTGTCTCAATCTTAACAGAGGTAACTGCTTTTTTTATCAGTTCTACCTCGTCTTCCTCGAGGCCGTATTCCTTCGCTACCTTTCTAGCCTTGTCAGGATAGAGGTCTATTAACTTTAGCCTCTCGGTCACGAATTCCTTAGTCATACTTATCATCTCCTAATGGATTGCTATGTTCACTATTTATTGGCTAACTTCTCATATATCTCGTCAACGAATCCCTTGAATTTCAAAAATGATTCTTCATCATCCAGTATAAATTCTTCCCAATTATTAGTTCTATTAAAAATATATTTTAGTGCCCATCCTACTCTATGCCACAAGGACATTCGGTCAATTTCAATATTAAGATATGCCGCCCACTTTTCTTTTTCTTCTTCTGGGAAGAACGACAAGCATAAATAATGCGCTCCGCAAGCACATCTTAAAACTTCGTATTTGCTTGAATGCGTTTTATCAAACATATTGACCTCCTAATGGATTGCTATATTATTCTCTTCATATGCCTTGAACGCAACGATTTTATACTTGTTATCAATGCCGAATTTTACTATATCTAAGCCATCTGTTATTTTTTCATTAAGATAAATTGTAACTGCTCCAATTCCCCCAGCATACGTGAAAGGAATTCTAATGCTCGGATATTTAGTCGAAATAAATTTATATCCTTCCAACTCAGGCTTTGCTTTTTTTATCATTTCTATACTAGAAGTCTCGGTTATTAACATTTTTGTTACTCCTATCTAAATATCTGTTTTTCTTTTCTTACTCAATCAATATTGCTGTCAGACTACATCTACATCCTGGATGGAGGGGCGGATAGGGCATTTCTCCTTCTGTATAGTCTAAATCGACATCAAGTCCCGTTGTATTAAACGATTTACCTAATCCCGCCTTCTTGCCATTCATAGCCTCGCACTCAGGGCAGGTTCTTTCATCAAAAGCTGTCAACCATTGCTTACCCTTACATACTCCTGACTGAATGTAGGCAAACTCCGCTCCCGAATTGGCAGCCCGTATAATTTCTGATCTTGCGATTCTAGTCGCTCTATATTTCTCAGCGAACCCGAATATTTTATTTACCCTTTTTGCCAAGTCAGGCATTCCCTCTCCTAATTTGACCCCTGCTATCAGTTCTTTTCTCAGCGAATCTATCGTAGCCTCGTTGGTCGCAAAACTAAACTTATCTGCATTCTTACTTATAAAATTCTGAACAGCTGGATTGGTTATATCAAAATCAATCCCAATCACTAAGTCAGTCAATTCGGCCTGGCCTACGTCTTCTAAAACCCCACCAATAAACGGTTTACCCGCATTGCTAAACCTCTTCCGCCACATTATCTCAGCAAATAGCCACTCGCTCAACCAGTTTTGCTTCTGATTCGGAGTAGTATAAATTCCTACTATGCCTGGAGTTACATCTGAATTATATACATGTGGAGTATAGTGAGCCTTCGGATGTGCCCTCATATTAGCTAATACTTCCTTCTCCTGCTCCCTGAATAGCCCTTTGAGCACCTTTGTAAACTTGACCTCATAGGGCCTGGTGCGCCTGATAAAGTTGCGCCAGATTATCAAACCCCTGTCGTCATCAATCCCCATAAGTATTTCGTCAACCAGAAAGTCTACGCTTTCCTTAATCTGCTTTACTAGCATCCTCGATTTTCCCTTCTTCTATCAACTCTTCACATATATCGACTACTAGCCTCAAGTCTAATTTAAGCTCCGTCACAATATCCAAATAATCTAGCTTTTTTCTCTCTATTAATAATCGTACTATCCTTAGCTTAGCTTCCTCTCTGCTAATAATATCCGTTCCCATGAGAGTACTATTACTCATATCATATTCTGTTGCTGGACTACTTGCTGTATTATTCATCATTTTCTCCTTTCTTTCTCGGCAGCCTAAAGAAGCACCGCCATTCCTCGCAAACCGCCCTGCCTGCATAGGTGCACTTCCTGCCCTTGCGTCTACTCAGGGCTGGGTGAATGCAGATG